TAGCCGCGTTCGTTCGCGACTTGCTGACGTGAAGTGGCCCGTGGTCGACATTCACTCCCTCGAGCAATGCCTTCAGGTCGACTTCCCGGTTGAGCCGGTCTATCTCTTCAGACTGCCGCTCAATCAGCTTTTTGAGCGACGCGACTTGGGCACGGCTCGCACGGCCAATTCGCTCGACTGCTTCTGTCTCTTGTTCGATTGCGTCATTGAGGAGTCGTGAAGCCATGAGCGAATACTCTCTTTGCAGACATTGATTCCAAAGTGAGAACAGACAACGTCCCGGACAGCCCGAACGGATGGGCGGTCATGCTCCGCCATCTTAAAATACTCCTCCCTGAATTCAGCGAGCTCTTTCCTTTGCTCGCTCGAAAGCTTGTCATCCCAACTTGAATAACGCCGGCCGCTGTCAGCCGCCGCAGCCATCAACAGGCTGAGTCCCGTTTTCTTCATTCTTAACTCCCTCGTAATCGTCGCACGTCAGGCAGCAACGTTCCGCCTGACCGTACTGGTATTTTCGCTCGCAGCAAAGAACATACAAGCGGCAACGAAAGATTTTTTCAAAATTCTGCTTGAATCCGCAGAACGTGTTGCGTACTTCACGAAAGACTTTTCCGCGGTGAATGCAAGGTATCATCGTTGGTTTGCCAGCATTGTCCATTCATCGAATTTAATCAAGTCTCTCGGTGGGCCAACCCAATTGTCTCCCATTAAATAGAGTCCGTTTGGGAAAGCCGGACCAGCCAAGTCACCGAACTCTTCACAAGCAAAGCAAAACCTAAGCCAAGGCGTCGGCTTTCCTGCACAACCAGATGTAACCCAGCTCGGGGTGTAGGCCGTCTCGAGCGATTGAAGTGTGACGCCATCGACAATAATGTCCTGAATAATCGGATACGTCGCAGGATAAATCGGCTGAGAGGCCAATCTCCATACATATTCAATTGTATGGGTCCCTGAGCCTATCTCTGTGCGAACCTGATTCGGGTGCTGTCCGAATATCCCAAAATCGAGAACGCCCTTCCACGGGCCGCATGGTCCCCAAAACGTAGAGCGAGGTGCCGTGTCTCGAATCGTCAGCTCAAAACCTTGAAAGTGCCGGCCACCAGTTGGCGGGCCACCCGGAAACAGCCACCCATCGCGATACCACTTAAAACAATCGACTGGCCGTAATAGCTGTACACTAAAAAACCAGTCAGGGCAAACCGATAAATCTAAGTCAAACGTATGCTTAAAAGAAAAATCCCACTCAGTAAAGTCGAGCGAGAAATACTGCAGCACTTGCGGATGAGGCTTGCCAATATCGAGATTCGTCACATACCTCAACGCACCGTCATTCGGAATGTACGGCGATGGGGTGTTGCGATTATACGGAATGCTCGTGTGCGTGAATCGTCGCGAATTGGCGACGTAATACTCACCGCTCCAGCCGGGAGGGAATCCGCCCGGGGGAACGATAAACCTCCACGCCGAAGCGTCGGGTGCGTCCATGTCATCGGTCTTGTCAGCAAACAGCACGGGTGCGTTTTCGTTTGCGAAGCATCCGCAAAGCGGGTCGTGCGTCGGGTCGTCATCCCCGCCGCCGCCTCCACCTCCACCTCCGTCGCAACATCCGCAACCAAGCATTCCAACCACAATTCACCATTACGTTGCGTATAAGAATCCGGACACTTGGTCAAAGTCTACAGTGAACGTTTGTCCACTAGCTACGGTCACGAGGTAGCCCCAATCCACAAAGCATATCAGCTCATCGTTGGTTGCCGAATCATTATAAACGATACCATATCTGAACGGACCTATAGACCCGCCCGATGCCGTCCAGCTTGGGTCAGGGCTAACCATGAGCGTATAAAGCCCAGAAGACTGCCCGGAACTTGATATGGTTAGCGTCTTGCTGTTCTGAGTGTATCCGTTTGCTGTAGACAACTGGCCGGTGACGCTTGAAAGCTGGGTCCAGCTAAGACTTGGAGCGTCGGTTGTCAGGATGATTTTCAACGTGTCAGAGCCGAGGTTGTGGACCTTCTCGTGCACAGCCTCCACGAAGCTGTAGAATTTCGTTACTGTAGCCATAGTGTACGCCTGTTCACTAATAAACCTTATCCAAACCCAGAGCCAGCACCAGCACCAGAATACCGAACCTCGCGGAATGCAATGGTTGTTGTAATCGGGCTAATGGTTGTTGTAATCGCATCGCCGGCAGGAGGTGTCGTTCGACCGCCGCTGACCGGAGGAAGTGTCGAGCCGCCGTCGTTGCAATCCTCTGCGACAATTAGCCAAGCCGAATTCACCCAGCCAGCAATCCCATACCTGTCGCCATTAACGCAAACAGCCGAAGAGGCCCAGTTGAATACCTTAATTGCATCCGAGCTAACAGTCAGTTGTCCGTTTGCGTTGAACGTCACGATATCACAGATAGCCCCTCCCATCAAAGAGCCGACGCGGCCGGGAATCCCGCCAGACGGGGCTTTTATCAATCGCAGACCGCCCTTGATTGGGTCGAGCCGGATAGAGGCCAGCTGCAGCGTGTCACGCTCAACCAGTCCAACGACGACAAAATTACCCGCGGAGTTCTTCTCGACAACCCAGTCGCCAGTCTTCGGCCGAACCCGGTCTCCGACGGCGAGCGTGCCCGTGTACCGGACAAGCATGTCCTCGCTGACATTGATTGCCCCCTTTTGCCCGTCGAACCGGCTTGTGGCACCGAACGTCGTTGAAGTGGATGTCGCCTTCTCCACGGTGTAAACAATCCGCCGCCCGCCGGCTTTCGTGTCTGTGCTGGCAATGGCAACGATTGAATAGGCCGGGACTGTCTCGGCACACTCAAACGGTCGAAGGTTGATTTTTCGTTCTGCCATCGGTTACAGGAACCTCACCTGCTCAGCTCGCTTTTGCCAGAGCTCTATCGCCTTTCGGCGGTCCTCTTGCCGCTTCAGAATCTCATCCTGCAGAAGCTTTGTCCTGCGGAGATATCCAAGCGTCCGGGCCCGGCTCTTGTCAGTATTTCGCATCACTACCGTTGTAGCACCGCCCTCGTTGATTGTGTAGCTCGCCTCTCGTATCGCACCGTCAAGCTTGACTGAGATAATCCCGATATATGTTGCGGTCTCTGCGTCTTTACGCTTGAAGGTCTCATCAACTTCAGCGTCGTAAGTCGCGATGATTTTTTCAACCTCATCAATGTTATTCGCCTTGTCATCAGTGGCACCATAATACGGGGCCGCTTCATCAACGCTGACAGTGACAGTGCTGGCCGGGCTTTTCTTTGCCATGCCCTTCACCTTACTGTACCGAACCGGCAATCCAGTCTTCAGGTCTTTGATATGACATCCGCACCGAAGCCAGAGCCGCGGCCGAGAAAAGGTGTAGGTGGTCTTGTTGATTTGTGCGGTGATTGGCTGGTCGAACATCACAATTCCGCGGTCGTGGTCGATATTCATAGAAGAGAACGTCACGATATATCGAACGTTGACTTTTTGGTTGACTCGAATCTGGTCGAGGTTTTTCCAAGGTATCTTGGCCGGGTCATTTGTGTTTAACGAGCCGATATCGCCATCGTCGAAGAACTTCCCGAACACGACAGGCTCTTTTGCGTACCGCCGCTTGTCGATATCGTCAAGAATTGTTTCTGCCTGAACCGGAAGTAGTGGCAGGAACTGCTCGACATACTTGGGGTCGCCGTATTCCGCGATGAACTTTTTCAGGCCAAGGTTCGGCGGGCCGGCTGGGTGATTTCCAAACCAACCGCCAACCGTCTTCCCGGAGACCTCGGGAATCTTCACCCGCCACCACTTGAATATGCACTTTTGAGCGAGTGCTGCGACCGTGTAAGCGTAATCGGTATCCTGTTCTGGGACGAGTGTATCGAAACCAGCCGCCGGGTCCCAGTCTTCCATTTCCGGCACGTAGTAACTCAAGTCCTCAATAGGCCGAATCTTGCCGTCGACATCTTCTCCGACAGGCTCGAGCTCAAAGTCTACGTTGTATTTGATTGGCTGAGTGATAAACCGAATTTCCTTAGGCCTCTCGACCGGGTCGGACTCTTGCCCAATCGATTCGATTTTGTCGTAATCGGTCAGCTCGCCACCACGGCCAACTTTGTAAACAGCGGCACCGCCTTTCCAGTTCGGGCACACTCGCAAGTCGAACTGCTCGAGTAGGCTGTGAAGAGCCTGAGCTGCAATCACGTTGTCCCACGAAACCTCAGGATAGACATTTTCCGGGACTCGCGAGACGTTCGCTTTATCAACCCCCATCGCCTCGAAGCACAACTGCACGAGCTCGCGAAGGTTTCTCTTGCTATACCCGAAAACATCGTCAGGAGTTTTCTTTTTGCTCCCGGAAAGAACGAGGTCCTTTCCTTCGATGTCCTTGAGGTTGTAAGTTCCGGTGATGGTCGAATAATGCCACGCCCAGCGATAATCTGTGGCGTAAAAGGCAATCACTTCTCCAGAGGAATTCAGCTGATAACTCGCCCGGTCGCTCAGGCAGTTTTTCATTTTCAGCTTCGTCTTGCCGTACGTGATTTTCAGTGTTCCGTACGGGGCAATCTTGTCGAGACGTTGCGGTGTAATTTGAAACGACATCACCCCGGGCACAACTCCTTGGCCCATGCTGTACGAAAACGATATGACGTCTTCGACCCCGGTGTATTCGACAACTGCTTCGAGCATTATGCCTGAGTCCAAGTCTTATTGATTGCGGCTTCCCACTCAACGTCGCTAGGCCGGCAACGGTTGAAAATGATTCCGTTCGTATAAGTCACAACCCCATGCGGGTCCTTCAGTGTCGAGCCGGCATTGACTGTGAAATTCGTCACCGTCTTCGTCCGAAGGTCTCGACTGAAGTCGACTTCCGCCCCGGAGGCAGCGACGATTGTCGTCACGGTCCCTGTTGAGTTGTGGATATACACCCCGCCGTTAGCATTCAGGGTCGTTACGGTCCCAGCCGCTTTAACGTGCTCTCCGCCGCTCAGAGTCAGGGTCGTGACATTTGACCGGGTCTCCAGCGTACCGCCAGCCTGAATCACCGTGGTAAGCGTAGCACCGAGCCCACACAAAACACTGGAGTCGCTCTCTATGTTCGTCTGGTAGCCAACCCGAAGCGTCGGGACCGTCGCAGCACTGCCGGCGTGCAGGGCAATCCCGACAGAGCCGGAAGACACGTTGACCTCATTACTTGCGTGAGTCCCAATGAACTCGAATGCCTTTTCTGAATCTGTCTCGGGCTGGCCGGTTGATAATACCGTGACCGTCGATTGCCCAGTGCCGGCGTTGAGCTTGATTCGCGGTGAACCGCCGCCCTCGCCTTGACCGACCACCACTTGCATATTCGCGGCGTCGCCAGAGTTGCCATACTTCAGAAACCGCTCGCGATATTCATAGTAGCCGTTTTCGTTGTAGACCGGCAATCCAATCGAGCCAGTGAACGAGGCGTCGAAATACAATGATGCTGGAGTAACGGCATTATTATCAAGTCCGTACAAGCAGCTCACGTCTGAGTCCGCAAAAATGACCGTGTCTCCATCGATTGGCAGTGTCGCACCAGACCAATTCCCGGCAACGTTCGCGAAGTTCGGTCCAGTGCATGCCGTTAAGTCAACTCCGACGGAACTGGTCGCACCGTCAAATCGCTGCAAGTCCGCTGCACCGCCACCGGTTTCTGTGGTTGTTAGCGTACACGTAAACGGAACACCCTCTTCGTCGGCAGTTCCAACAAGATAATCGCCAGAGCGAGACCATGTAATCTCCTCGAACTCCGGGTCGTTTGAGTTGTTCAGTCCCGTGACGACATTATCAACGATGGTCGCTGGAGTCGCACTTCCAGATACAACTGTAATAGACTTGCTGCCGATTGTCACAATGACATTGTCATTGTTTTCCCATGTCCCATTAAAAAGCCACCGAGTCACCTGAGCGACTGGTCGAACCGCACCAATCCAAACACGAGTTGCCATTATTTCACCAACGTAAACGAGTATGACCAGTTGATTCGAAACTCACGCTCGCCCTCGCGAGACGCAATCCGCGGATGTTGCCGGGTAATCTGCCGACGCTCGACGTGCTCAAATTTTGGGTAGAGCGGTGGAGGTGGGACCGGATATGTTCGATAACCCAGAGACGAGCCGGTTTGTTGTACCATAATCGGCGTTTCGCGGGCAACTTGCTGGTATATCGGCCTTCCGTATCGCGTCGTTCGGACAATGAACTGAGGCCCGCCAGAGCCTTGCCAGCTGGTTGTCTGGTCAAACTCGACAACGTTATTCTGCCCGCCAGTGGAACCGCCGCCGCCATCGATGTCGTACGATGCCTGAACCTCGATACTGTAATTCCGAAACGTCGTGTACTCAGCACCATTTTGAAATGGATAGACGATTGCAGTTGCGACAACACCCGAGACAGTATCGCTGCTTTTCAGATAGTGAGCTGTCTGGTTGTAATTGTCGTCAAGTAAGTATATGTCTTGCCCGCCCTTTGCGTAAGCTGCTTCAAGGGCTTGAATCTTCGTCGTCAAGTCGCTGACTGAATTTCCGTTGAGCTGGCCTTGAATCTGCCAAGTCTCGGTCCCGCCAACAGGGAATCCGCGTTCGTTGATTTTACGACGCTTGGAAATAACGACAGCCGCTTCGTCGACCGCGTGAGTATAGTTTCCGAATCGAAGGTACATTATCGCGAGCCTCCGCCCATTCGCTTGTTTTGAAGCTCTTCCTCTGTCATGTTGGTCGCGGTTGCTCTCGAAGCGTTTTCAATCGCCTCTTTGATTGCAACCTCGACTTGCTTGTTGCGTTCGTCAAGCAGGCTCCGAAGAGCGGGCTCGAGTGTTTTGATAAGCTCGTCGATTTCCTTGTCGGCTTTATTCTCGAGCGATACAACGATGTTCTGTGCAATCTTGACGTCGGCTTTTAATTCACGAGCCTCGGTGCCGTATAAATCAGAGCCGAACTGTGCATCAGATATGTCTTTGTTGATTCGGTCCCAAGTTTCCTTCGCACCGGGCATTCCGCTGGTACGCCGCATTGCCTCCTTTTCCTTCGCCTCTTCAATTGCCTTGCGGAGTGCTTCGTTTGTCGCGAGGCCGGATTGCTCGAGGGCCATCGCCTCTCGGTAGTTCAACTCACCGCCGCCCTCTGCTTTTTGTCTTGCTGCAAACCCGCGGCGAACCTCTCCGGGCTTCGACCCAAGAACGGCGTCGGTAACCGCCTTCTTCTCTCTCTTCGCGTCTTCGACGAGAGACTTGAAAAACTCAGACTCTTCCTGTGCCATCTGTTGACGTGTCTTCAGGATATCCAAGTCCTGCCTAGCAGCATCCATCTTAATCTGCTGCTGAAGACGCTGCATGTCGATGATACGCTGGATATTTTGAATCTCTTCTTCAGCCGCTTTCTGGCGAAGCTGTGCGGCTTGCTCTCGCCCTCCCTCCATGTGCATCATACTGTCAGCACTACTGCGAAGGTAGTGAGACGCTCGCGTGCTCGCCGCTGCTTGGCCTTCCATTGCGGCTAGCTGATTCTTTCTTGAACGCCAGCCCATGCCGGCAACCGCGTCGGCCGTTCCAGTCAGGTTGCTCGCGTCTCTCGCAAACCGCTCCCCAACTGTCGTTCTTGAGTTTATCTGCTCGTTGTAGAGTATTCGCGTGACGTCGTTCTCGAGCGGCCGGCGTCTTTCCATTTCCTCGGCCCGTCTCCGGGAAGCTTGCTCAGAGCTTCGTGCACTCCAAGCCTCGCCAACCGCACCAGTCAGCGTCTCGCCGGATGTCGCGTAATTAAACGCCTCTCCAGCAGCGAGACCACCGGCAATGCCAGTAACAAGCAAACCGCCGGTTCCTGTTGCAAATGTCCCGATGCCACGCATAGCAGAGCCGGCCCATCCAGCCGCTCTCCCTGCCATTCCTTTTGCTCGGCCCCACCATCCGCTGCCACCACCACCGCCACCACCCGGAGCTGGCGGACCACATGACTGAGCCTTGCACACCGCTGCCTCGCTTGCAGCCAGTGCCGCGTTAATGGCAATGGTCGCTCGCTTGGCTTTCTTGAGAGCCTCTAGTGCTCCTGTTATTGACTTGTAGACGCCGTGTATCCCGTGCAATGCCTGTGATACCGATTCAATTGCGGCAAACCACTGCATCCACTTCTTGACGGTTGCATCGTCAGTGTCCATCGCAGCTGCGTACGCAAGTGCGGCGGATTTCGCTAGGCTTGTCAGGCCTTGGAATCCGGTCATAAGTGAGCCGAAGAATTTCTGATACGCCTTGTTCTTAGCGGTAGTGTGCCGCTCGACTTCTCTTGCCGACTTTTCAATAGCGTTGTTGATTTTTTCGTAAGTACGAACGCCAGTCTCGGCAGTTTTCTTTAGCGAGTCATCGAGCTTGTTTGTTTCGTCATTGAAACCGGACAGCTCAGAGCGGACATCCTTTAAGCGTCCTTCTAGTTTTTCTAGCTCTGCAGTAGCCGCTGACGCCTTGCTGTGCTCGGAAGCAGCCTCTCGACCGAACTTCTCGCTAACATTACTGAATCCTCTAAAGGCTCTTTTATTTTCAGACGCTTCGGCAGCTCGCTTTTCTGCATCCGCCCTTACCTTTATTAGCCGAATCCGCTCTTGCTCAAGTGCGGCTTCTTGCCGAAGCAATTCCTTTCCGCGGGCGTTGTTCGCCTCTTGGAGCTGACCGATGTCCCTCATTTCGGTCTTTACTTTTTCAAGATTAGCATGAAGCCTGCCGAACTCTGAGCCGTTCGACGAGGCCTCCGCCAGCTTGATAATTAAATTCAGCTCTTTATCCACTGGGCACCGCCTTTACGATGTTTGCGACTTGCTGGGCGAGCTTCTCTTGCCTGTCGCGTTCGACCAAAATGTCGATAAGTGCGAGGCGATGAGAAAGCCATTCGCTCGAGCGTTGCTCTTCCGTAAGGCACGTTCCGCTGGTCGCCTTAACTTTGCAGTAGAGATTGTAAAGGTCGCGGTTCGGTTCAGAAAGCTCATAGTTGTGAGCCTCGTCAGGCGACTTTTTTGGGCAGCTCCAGCAAGGCGGCGGGCCTGTCCGCTCAATCGGCTTCCCGTGCCGCAGCTCCCGCTTTCCATGCTGGTTATAAACCCATCGTTTACAATCAGCACAGGAGCGGGTAGCGACTTCTGGGTGCCTGAAGAGCGTTGTCAGCCCGCTCGTCAGTTTTTTAGTCGAGCCTCTTCGACTGCGTCGTTCAGGTTCGTGCCATCCATCGCACTGACAACCTCAGTCCGGTCCAGCTCAAGCTTGACCTCGACCGGCTCGCCCGGGTCGCTGTCGCTTCCGCGGGTGCCGTAAATGGCAATCGCCTGAATGTCATTGAAGAGCCGGAACTTCAAGCGAAGGATATTCTTCGCCGTGATTGGGACCATTGTTCCGTCAGGCTTGGTCAGGTCCCACTTCCGCAGAATCTTCTCCAGCTCCATTGCAGTGACTCGGTCTTGCTGGGCCCGGTCCTTGCACTTTTCCATCTTGTCGAGAAACAGGGAACGCTCCTCGACAAGCAGCGGCTGGAAACTGAAGCGGACGCCACCGTGAATTCCTTCAGCTGGTGCCAAGTATCCGTCTTCAGTCCCGTCAATAAAAGCTCCACTCACACTTCACCTCAAAATTACGGAGTGCTGTCGTTAGCGAACGACACCTCCATAGTGCCGCCCTTCTTGTATGCCGTGAAGGTCAAAGGCAGCAGCATTTCATTTCCGCGACTTCCGGAAACGGGAGACGTGTTGTCCGCTTTCAAATTACCAAACGTCATAGTCAATGATACGGTGCCGTTTGTGATTGTCAAAGTCGCACCGTCGAGGCCCTCTTCGGCAACATTGCCGAACTTGGTCAGAATCGCCGCACTGTACGGGACAGCGAGACGCAACCCAACTTGGCGGTCGCCGGCTGGAAGTCGGCGTCGATAAAGCGAATTCATCTGGCGGTCTGTAATCAGGCCGTTGTCCAGAACCAGCTCGAAGTCTCGAATCTCATAACTGTCTCCGCCGTGAGCGAAAACTGCTTCGCTGAAAACGTACGGCTCTTTGTCGTCGATTGCTGTGATGGTTCCCGGGAATGAGCTGGCGGAAACAGTTTCGTTTTTGCCTTCGATGTCCAAGGAAACGCCAATCAATCCGCCTTGACTTCCGCGAATTGTCATCCGGCCAATCTTGCAGCCGGTGTACATGAATCGATTGCCGATTCGGTCGACGATGAATGCAATCGTCGGAACCTGCTCAGTGAGAGCGAACGGAGTGGTTGCGGTTCCAGTGGTAAAGTACAGAATCGAGTTGAGCTCAATCGGCGTCGGGGTCATTTCGATTGAACCTCGAACAACGTGAGCGACTTTTCGGACACGCTCGTGATTGCGAGAGCGAGTGCCGCGAATACCGCCGTTGTAAGCAAAGCCGTCGACCTTACCGAGACTCTCTGAGAGGAACTCGATTTGAAGTGCTGACGCGAAGTCAGCAACCGCAACCGAGCCGTCGTACGCGAGATTGTCCGTTACTTCGTCGACGTCCCCCGTGCCTTCGAGTTGCCAAGCGAGCTTGCTGTTCGTCGAGATTGAAACGTCACCGTAAATTTCAGCCATTACAAACCTCGCGTTTGGCGAGCCTCACAACGTATAGTCAGCGAGCATTGAAATAAGTTGTTCCAGACAGCCGACGGACTGATGACTGGGCCGGGCTCAACCTTTGTGCGGTGAGCATTCCAGTCGCCACCAGTGACGAGTTGCTGGTCCCCGCGAAACGCCTTTGCAATCAACTCCCGCCATAGCAGGAATTTATTTAAATTCGTTTCTGACAGGTCTTGATTATTCTTGGCAAGAATCGACACGAGCACTGGATACCCAATGTCATCGCGTGCGTTCGTCCCGCCGGGTAATTGTTCTGTTCCGAGTGGAGACACTATCACTGCCGGGTAAGGGTACGTCTCGGAATCGTGTCCACGTTCTGTCGGAATTTTTCTGATAAGTACGTTAGAGCCGACGTCTGCGAGGTTGACTGCGATTATGCGAGCCTGTATTGCCTGTAACAGCAGGAAGTGAATCGAATCAGAGCCGGAAGTTGTCGCGAAATACTCAACAGAGGATATCGAATCAACGCCTCCCGACGAAGAGACAACATACCCGAAAAAGTGGCCGGGGTCCAAGTTCAACGAAACATTGCCATTTCCGAGCCCTGCACCTCCAAGCGTCCAGACGCCGTCGCTCCCCAGCCCGCCGGCGAAACGCTGCGTGTAAACTGAGTGACTGTCCAGCACTCCGCCGCCGACTATCGCGACGGTCGCCCCAGTGCCGTCTTCGTTGTCTGTCCAAGTGTAGGTGGTCGGCATTATCTATTCTCGGGGAGCTTGCTCAAAATGTAGTAATACACCGTCTCCATTATCTTATCCACGGTATCCTGCCGAAGATACATGAATTCGCGAGCCGGGATTGTGCTGGTCCCAAAATTCTGTGCCGCTGCGTACTCGAGGTCGACCGTCGCAGTGATGCCACGTTCGGTCAAAAGGTAATTGCTCTGGTTGCTGACTTCTGACAACAGCTCTCCGCTGTCAATCAGCAGGTCGTGCGGGCCCATTGCGGCCACGGTGGCCGGCGAGTGCTCGGGCCAAGGGTTTCCGTCGGAGTCGACTTGGTCCGAGAAAATCTGCCAGAAATTGTCCTCGAGGTGGTACGCAACCTCTTTCCAAGCCGGCTTGAAATCGCCCTGCTTCAGAAAGCCCTCAAATGCGTTCAGGACCTCAATCCCCTTTTCAAGGTCCATTTCCATTATCGCATCCTCGAACAGTTCAGGACGTGCCGGTTTCCCATCATTGAAGTTGAGATACCATCGACAATCCACGCCTCGCCGTTGTCGCCTGCCGAAGCAGGGATGGTCAGCTTGTCGCCAATCCGCGGGGCAGTGATGGAATATCGATTGAGCTCTTTCTGCCACACCGCGAAGTTCCGCCGGTTGTTGATGGCGAACGACGCAGGCTCTTTCGTGTCGTCTCGGGTCAGTGGACGGACTTCAATCTCTCCGATGTCGACACCAGCCTCATACGAACTCGAGCCGGTCCTTCGGTAGTACCGCCCGGTGGTCTTACAGTCCTTCGGGAGCATCCCGGGAATACGTGCTAGGCTCGTGCTGTCCATTAAAACACCACGTCTGTGATTGAGGCCATGAGTGATTTAATCGTCGCATAATCGCCCGGTGACTCTTGCTTGAGCGAGTAGCTGTAGTATTCGAATGACTCACTCGAGAAGTCGAGCCCTGCATTCGCAACCGTCTTGGCAATTTGCCTTGCAAGCAGAATTGCCAGCAGCTTATGGTCTCCCGGGACTGCGTTCGTTAAGCCGTCGAACCCGGCCGTGTAAGTGACCTTGATATTTCCAATTCCCGGCAGGTGCGAGCCAACCAAGTCGGCGCCGTACTTCTTGATGTAGTTCGACCACACCATTCCGATACGGTGAACGATGCCAGTCTCTGAGAAGTTCGCCCGAGAGATGTCCAAGGCATAGTCAACGCCGCTTGTCAATAACGTCGACGCAGCGAATGCACCAGAAGCGGAACCGTAGTATCCACTGTCGTCGACGTATATTGAGGCAATGGCAGTCACCGGCCTGTACCGAAGCACAAGCGTCGTCAATCCGCTCCCGCTGTAATACTCAGTCAAGGCCTGAGACGAATACAAATAACGGCTTGCGTTTGAGATAATCGATTCGGCTTTCGAGATTGCCGATTCAATTACAGCATCATCAGCCGTTCCGCTGATTTGAAGCATTGCCTTGTATTCAGCGAGCGTGACGATAGCCATTGATTAGCGGGTGACAAAAACCCGGCCTTCTCGAGAGGTCAGAGCACTGCGAAGGGCTTGCCGGTACTTGTCCGGTACGTCCAACCCGAGCTCGTGACGTGACAGGTAAAAGGACTGATTGACCGGGTGGTCGACGCTCTTGTTTGGAGCGTAAGAGTACGGGTCGCCCTGCGATTCCATCCAGACTGGCTCGCCGGCGTCGTTGTACATCGGCTGTTCCGTTACCGGGTCCCAGCTGTGAATCCAGATTGTAATCTTGCGATTCTTCGGCTCAGCAAACACCTTGCCGCCGGACTTCAACCGCTTGGCCTCGTCACAGAAAACCTTGGCAGCGGCGAATGCCTTGGCCGCAACAGCTTCAGTCTCGTAACCAGTGTTGCTTGAGAGCATCGCCCCAAACAGCGTCAGGGCCACTGGCTCGAGTTCTGAAACGTTGAGAGTCTCTTTCGGCTGCGAGCCGTTCTTGTTGTCGTTCGACATTTTCGTCCTCGAAAGCTTTCCACAAAGCGGGCGGCAGCGTTTCGCCGCCCTTCACTTCATGGAATTTACGAAAACTAAGCTACGTCGAACAACCCCAAGTCAACCAAGGCCTGAACCACATTAGATGTTGCAGCCCAGTTTCCGTAGTTAGCCTTTGCCCGCTGCACAACCGGAGTCTTGCCGTAGAAGCCAAGCTTCTGAGACGCGGCAGTTCCGATTTGAGTACCGGTCGTGGTTCCGAGTGCGATGTTCTCGCCTTCGCTAATCGTCAGGCCGGCAGTGGTTACAGTGAAAATTGCGTTTCCTGTCGCGTTTTCGACAAAACGAAAGTTCCCGCTGCTCCAATCTGTCCGGACGTTGTAAACATATCCAGTGGACATTTTTTCCTCGCGATGATAACGAAGCAGGACGGGGCGTAAACGCCTCGCCCTGCCTCGCGTGAAGTGGTATCAGTTAACGATTAAAGGGGCGAAGACGGAATTGCCCGCGGATACGCGCCGTCCGCAAGAATCGCGAGAACGCTCACCAGTAAAGCGTTGTCCGTGTTGTCGCCTTCGACGGTCGCACTGACTGCGGTAAATCCGCCATTTGCATCAAGGTCTTCCGCCCTGACTTCAATCAGTAGATGCAAAGCATTGGTATTAACGTCTGGGACAACTCGAGTTGCACCAGACGGAACCGTCGCGCCAAACGAAACAAAGTCGTCACCGTTTCCAGAGGCGACGCTGACTTCAGTCCACGTTCCCTGAGCGGTCATGGTTCCAGTCTTGTACCAGCACCGATTCACAGGCAATGCCTTCACGCCTGTTCCAGCTGTGTCGGTTGCCTGCTTTACTTCAATACCCAAGTCATCCACGTCCTCTGTTCCGCCTTTAATGAAAAGCAAGTAGACGCGGTCATAATTTTTCAGCGAGACCCAGTCCATCGTGACGTCTGAGTTGGCGTCTGCTTGCCAAACCAGCGGGTGGATGTCCAAGCCCTTTTCAAACAAACTTCCGGGAAGCATGATTTCCTCTCTAGCAAAAATGTAACTTGAAAAGACCAGAGCCGCTATTGATTAGGCGCGGGTCTCAAGGGCGACGAAACTGGACTGAGTATTGGAACCTTTGTAAGGGGTCAGCGGAGTGTCGTCCCAAGGGCGAGCGTCAAGACGCATGGTGAACTTCAATGCTGTCTGGTCGGTAAGGAACTCGACGTGAGTCGAGGCCATCTGGCTGACACCGCCCTTGGTGATAGACAAAACTTGACTCAAGTCGGCCAGCAGGATGTCGCCAACGGTTCCGACGGTAGAGTTAAACTCAGTCTCAACGCGAGGAGCGGTCTTCAGTAATTGAGGAGCGTTGCCAGCAAGCCCGTTACTCGGACGGTACAGGGCGATACCAGCGGTGCCGATTGCTTGGCTCAACGAATCGAGTTGAGGTCCGCAGTCTTGGTTGTGGAACCAGCTGTATCCGTCAGCTGCAGCGTACCGGCGAGCCCACATCTTGTCGATGTTTGCTGCGACGATGGTACTTGCGGCCTGTCCGGATTCCTTGGTGATGTTCACCAAAGAGCCCGAATTCAAGATGCCCAGAGGCTGGCCGACTCCAGTTCCGTTGAAGATTGCATCGCCGATGAGGAAGTTGAATTCCTCGGCTGCACACTTTTCGACGTATGACTGGACAGCAGTGCCACCGTCCGAAATGAGCTCTTCTGTCAGGTAAACCAAAATGCAGAGCTTCTTCAGGCGGAGCTGAACCTGTCGCATCTTCGGTGCGGACTTGGTGCCGGTCTGGCCTTCACCCAGCCAGTATCCGCGGATACCGCCCTTGCGGCTTCCGTTTGCACGGCTGGTTTCAGCGTTCCGCATGAAAACCAAGTTGTTGCCGGCGACAGTGTAATTGTCGGTCATCGAGAAAATCTTGTTGTTGTAGACCCGCTCCAACATCCGGTCGGAGTATTCGGGCTGCACCATGTACCCGCCGTCTTCAGCTGCGCCAACCGACATGCCTTGAACTGCCTTGTAGCAGCTGGCGTGACGATTTTGCCACTCTGCAGACTTCGAGTCCCGGAGACCGGTCAACAGGAAGTCGCCGAAAGACTTGAAGCCGCCTTCCTTCGCACCCTTGTACCCGGGGAGGTACGAGTTCTTGCGGAAGTTCTTCATCGTGTTCTCGCCGCGTGACCACAGGTTGTCGATTCGAACGACGTCCTGAGGCCCACCCTCTTCGATGTAAGAGACTGCGACGCCACCGTCACCACCGACAACTCGGTAGTTGGGCTGGTCGAGACTCTTGAGGGTCTCGAGAATGGCGGCTTGAGTCTTCTCGACCGCCTGAAGCTTTTGTTCAATGTTCGACATTGTAACCTCGTAGAAAATTTAGCGTTTGAACGCCTTCAGAAAGTCGAGCGTAGCCTGAGACGATTTTGTGATAGTCTCCAGCCGTTCACTCACGACACCGTCACCCTCGGTCCTCACGTCGGAGCGAGACTGTTCAACAAAATTCTGCAGCTGTTGTGCACAGGACTTCAGAATTTCAGCCTCCCGCCCGCGGATATTTCCGGACTGGACAACTGACTTGATTCGTTCTGCAATTCCACTCGTTGCGAATCGATTGCGTGCCCCAGAGGCGAGAAACGATTTCAGCTTCTCGTGCCAGTCAAGCCGGCGTCCGTTCGATACAAGTGGAGTGTAGTTGTACTTCGGGTTCTGCACGTAAGCCTTCGCATACGTGTCTTCAACCTTACCCATCATCGTCGACAATGCTTCGAGCGTGGTCGCGATAAGAGCCTCGATTTCCGGGTTCTCGAGAGTGGTTGCACCCTCTTGGATGTTTACCCGGACTTCGTTGAGTGCGTTGTAAGCGGCTTCGACCAGCTGTGCCCCATAAGGCTTTGGCGTCTCTTCTCCGCCGTTGTTCTTCATTTCGCCTTCTGGGTCAGCGGCTGTGTCCGGGCTTTGGCCGGGAGCTGCAGCGGCAACGTCAGGGCTTTTCCCGGGAGCGGCCGGAGGAGCGGCTGCTGCAGGAGGTGCGGCACCGGGCTTGGTCCCCGGGGGGGGAGCGTCGCCGGGTCGTTTCATTTCTTCGTCTTGCTTTTTCACTTGACCTCCGAGAGCGTCGCCCTCTTCACAGTCGCACTTCATCTTGTCGTCACAGGCTTTTGCAAACCGCATTTTTGTGTCTCTCTTCGTGCTGTAACCCGGAACCTGCAGCTTGCGTTCAGGGATTACAAGCTCCAGAGACTTCGCGATACCAGCTGAGATTCTGCGGCCGGCGAGATAGCCTTTTGCAATCACGTCTTGGACCGCCTCGGGATTGCACCCAATCGGCACCCATGACCACTCAAGCAGATACCACTTGTTGAACCTTTGGACGCCATTGACCCGACTGGGCGAGCCGATAGGGTCAAACCGAATCGAAGTCGCCCGGATGGTCTTCTCGTTCACCAGCTCAAAAATCTGTTCGGCTTCCAGAAACTTATTCGTGAAGTGACAGGTCGCTTTGATGTTTTCGCTGGTGGGGTAAATCTCAAGCTTACCAGTTTCCTTGTCTTCTGAAATGCCAATCGGTTTGGTAAACCCATCGAAGGCATGATTCCAGAACACAACCGGGTTGAGCCGGTACTGGGCAAGGTCGCAACCGAGCGGGTCCATTGAGTCCCCGACACGGTCCACGGCAGGAGTCGAAATGATTGCCGAAGCGGTCATTTTGCTCGAGTCAACGTCGACAACGTAGCCTATCTGTGGCAGAGAAATAGTTCCGCCAGTCATTGATAAGTTGTTGTTTTCTTTGCTCACAGCTGGTCTCCCGCGATTAAATGTAGGCGAATCAGTCACCCACCGCGTCATTGCTTTACAATGAATGTAAAGAATTCGGGGATTACCAGCGAAAGATTCTTGTGCCTGATTATGGCGCTCACCGCGTCGAAATAGCAAAGGCGAGTCTTCGGCTGCACCCAAGCCCCGTTGTAGTAGTATTGCTTCACCGAGTCATCGCTGTTGAGCTGCATGATGACGACAGGGTGCTTTGCGGATTTGATATACGCCACCGCCTCTCGCATTTGACGAGAGCCGAGAATCTTCGTGGTCGTATGAATCTCAAGTTTGTCGGGCCAAACTATCTTCCCATCCAAGTCCATCACAGCTCACTCCGTCATGTATTTCTTGACGTACATTTCGTGGAACTTCCGCCGACAAGCGGTTGCACTCGCTCTCATCTTTTTCTGCATCAGGTCGGACTTGAAGAGCGAAGACGCTTTCACTGAGAGTACGTCGAACAGTTTTGCCAGAAGCTTGTATCGGTCGGAGCTCATATTCCGAATCGTGACGTATCCGGACGTGCAGAAAAAGTTAGCGTCCAGCATTATCCGGGCCAGCTCCCCGGTCTCCTCCGGACTCATTTCTAGCGAGTTGGGCTCGGTGTCGATAATTTCCATTGCCCGGAGCACGGCCCACTGCATCCCGGGAGAACACTTGATTTTTATCATCGATTTCTCCCCACAAGCGTTCGAAGTGGTCGTGGGCTCTCAGCACTGATTCTACTTGGTAATTCATTTCGTCCCTCTTGGTATCTTTTGTGAGCTTCCGCATTCTTTGCAGTAGTAGTACACAACCGCCGGCCTGCTGCTGCCGGCTTTACACTCCCCGCCGCATTCAGTGCATTTGACTGTCTTGGTATTCCAGCGTGGCTTGTACTTGCGTTTCTTTGGTTTCACTCAATCACCGTATGCTCTAAGTGACATCGACACCGCGGGTGGGCTGGAGGGCCGTTGTTAATAATGTCATCAATCAATGAGCCACTGAGAGCCGCACAGAGCTCGCACGGCCCGGCCTCCGTTGTCCACACGCTCACGATTTTACGCCGCTTTGAAGCTTCCGCGTATAGGTAAAGCAGGCCCATTGGCAGTGACTTGTACTGAGTGACCCGAGTTTTGGCGTGCCGGACAGCCAGCCCCTCGCCGATAGTCCAGAGCCGGGTCACAATCGTAACCGCGGCCGTGTTCGCCCAAGCCTCGTCCAGTTTATTTTCGGTCGACAGCTCAATCATTCTTAAAGCAATCTGCCGCAGAAAGTCGTCAACCTCAGAAATAGGCATTCGCGGGATAGTGCGAATATCCAACTGAACCAGCAATGCCTCGTAGGCGGCTTCGGCAATCTCGAGCATTAAGTCCTCGAGGTCCATCAGCTCGAAACAGTCAATCTTCTGCTCATCTCTTTCTGCACAACAGCAACGCTCGGCAATCGAGCTTACTTTTGCGAGCATCTGCTTTTCGTATTCCGGCCGATTTTGTGGATTCACTTTTCACTCGCCGGACGTCGCTGGATATTTAGTGACTTGACCGACCGTGGATTCGGAGCCTCCTCCCAGTATCCGCGGGCAAGAACAGAGTCTACGTTTACATTATTTACGACAACGCCGTCTTCGAGCTCAATCCGCCCAACTCGCTTCCCCTCGCTCTCGTGCTCAAGAAACAGTTTGTCATTCCCTCGAGTAGCAATCAGCATACAATTTACCCTCTATTTTTACTTGACAACTTGATTACCTCTTCAATCGCCCGCCTTGTGCCTTCCGGCTCAGAAGACGAAGCGATGTAAATATCCTTCACTGAATTCAAATACTCAGCGACGCTTGTTTTCTTTATCCGCCCTGATTTATTGACGGCAACCTTCACATCGATTGAGTAGAACGATGCGTTTTCAATGAGCTCGGCAAACGAATCAAACCGGTCTTTTCTTGCATCCACCAACACTTGCTCGCTGACGATTATATCCTCAACGTCGTTCATGCTGACTCCGCCGTGAATTTGAGCTTCAGTGTACAAGCTTGTTTTCAGCGTCACCTCGCCGAACTCAGCAGGGGCAACAGAGTATTGCTTCGGGTCCCTGTACATACTCGCCGGAAGTCGATGGTCGAGCGAGTCTCCAAATGTAACGGTAGTTCGGTCTTTCAATCCTTCCTTCAGAATGAAAGCAACGTGCCCGTAGTGTCTTAGCGAGCTGTTATCGTGCAATCCATGCTCGTCGCTAACGTATCCGTAAATTGGCCTTTTGCTGTCCTCTATTTTCCAAGGAACACCCATCGACCCCTTCTCAAAATCTCTCCGCATTTTGTCATTTAGAGCACCCTGCGAAGAACCAGTTTCAAACTGGCTCTTCATTCTTTGGTCGTCAAACACTTTGTTCACGACGGAAACAGGAACTCGAATAGCAAGTTTTGATTTTTTAAGCAAGTCAACTCGCTGCTCCCACCCTTCTTCAATGAGCTGCTCTTTCGTTTTTCCAGAGACTATTCCGTACTTCAGCTTTCTCGCGTACTCTTCGGCTGCGTCTTTGTCTGTCACTTTTTCGAGGTGAGATTCAAGAGCACTTTTCACTGCCGAGATATCTTCCGGGCTTTGCTTCTGCAGAATTCTATCCTGAATCTCACCTGCAGTTGCAAGCGGCATTTTAACCCGCTCATCCGCAATCATTTGATTCAAGATTCCGTCAAGAGTCATGGCGTCCCTGACGTAAGCCATCGTCAATTCACCGGCACGGCCGCTACTAAAGTAGCTTATGGCACTGTCGTGATATCTCTTTTGCTCCTGCTCGTTTTTTTGAATGTAGTCGTCGGAAGCTTTGATTTCGTATCCGATTTCACCTTCGCGAGTCATCACTGTTATCTCTTTTGGGGAGATATCGCGGAGAATCTGCATAATCCCGTGACGCTGCGAGACGAGGGCATCGTACCCTCGAATCCTCGCTTGCTCGCGTGCGATAGCCAGCTTCGGCCGTCCGGTCGCGTAAGCCTCTTTCTGTGCCTCGTCGAGAATGCCTTGGTAGATATCGCTGCCGACATCCAGCACCGACATCGTCGCTTCAATTTTGTGCATCACCTTGCCCGGGACAACCTTCTCTCTCTTCGCCCCGTACAGGTAAGCGTGAATCACCGCACTCTCTGTTTTCAGCCGGCCGTTCTCGTACTCCATAGAGGCCCGCTCTTCGCCTGCAGCGGCCGTTCCGGCAAAACCCCGCTTCAATCCCGTCTGGGACCTGTCCTCTCGGCTGAAATGAAATACAGTGACCCTTCTAGTTCCAGATACATCATCCCACTCTTCATCCTCCCCGAGCTTTTTCAAGTCCCGCGAGCTCTCGGCAAACTCCGGGACCTCCATTGGCTCTGTCTGCCCGCTCAGGCCGCACTCGCCCGCTGGGCGACTTCCGCCGGGGTTGTCTTTCCCTCCAGTACCGCCACAGTGGCCGTAATTTCCCGAGCCGGGCCCGCCTTTCGTAAGCCCCATCCATCTAGAAAAGGCCTTGTAACGTCGCTTCGCGTTTCGCTCCCCGATATCCGGGACTCGAATAAAAACCGTGTTACCAACAGAGATTGCATCCTCTCCGCCGGTTATCTCGTCGCCAGTTCGCTTGTCGTAAAAGTAAGCCGCGGTCTTCGGGTTGTAGCCAACCGGGGTCCAGTCCTCGAAGTCTTCAGGCAACTCACGAGAGGTCTCGAACTTCCCTTTCACCGTGGCAAGCGGATACTTATTGCTCTCTCCTGTCAGGATTGTCTCCGCACCTTTTTCGTTGGAGGCAAACACAACCTCTCCGGACAATCTCACAATCGAGTCATATCCAATTGGAGTGCCGACACTTTTCCCTCCGGTGTACTTGTGCACCGTCACGACGTACTTCCCAGTGCTGTTGTATGCGGGAATATCAATCCGCAGTGCAACCGGCGTTCCGGGCTCGAGGCTTCGATGGGAACCGAACTTGTCTTGCTTGTTCTTGCTCAGTGCTTCCTTGTACTCTTCGTCCGGGCCGAGTTTTGCGTACTCGTGATTACTTGTTCCTCCAACCGCCTCGAACTTCTCGCCACCTCTTTCTTCAGCACTCTGCTCGCCACCGCACTCGCTAGCCGGCTTGCTCCCGCCCGGATTATTATCTCCGCCTTCTCCACCGCAATGTCCATGATTGCCCGAGCCGGGACCGCCTTTGACAATCCCCATCCAAGCAGCGAACCCTTTGGCGTGCGACTTCTTTTTTCGCTTACGCTCCTGCTCGAATGATTCTGTCGGAAATGCCCAAGCTTTCTTTGCCACTTCTACTTCCCGCCTTTTCTGGTGCTTACTGCCCACTTGTCGACTTCAGCTCGCTTTTTCCTGTCTTGCGTTGCGTTCCACTTAATAAACTTCTCTGCATCTTGCTCGCTAAGACGGTCGCCATTTCCAAGACCAATCAAGTACACTTTAGCATTCTTGTCCCAGTCTCCGCCCATAATTACATACTCCTCCTCTCCCGCGTCGTTTGCACCGTATGACGGAACCGAAAAAATTCTTGATTTCGGGATGTCAGCACCGATAACCATCGTCGGCTCAGTGAAGTCCATTTTTTTGCCGTAATCGTCTCGGCTGTCAATTAAACTTCGAATCTCTTCCGATAAAGGATGGTCGCGGTCAATTTTCCCAAACTGAGAAGCAGCACTGAATTTCGTTGAAGAGCTTTGAAGTGCAGACGATTCGATAGTAATGTCTGTCTTGAACATTAGATTCTCATCCTCTTTCACTGTGAAGTCGACTTCACTGTCCTCTCTCGGCTTGATACCTCGAAACAGTACCATGCTTTCTGGCTCATCTCGAAGTGCTAATTGAGCTACCTCCCAAGTTGCCTTAACCATCGCTGCGTCTGTTTTGTAGTTGGTGTCTGCAATATCGTCGATGCGTACGCCGCCTTGATTTCTGTTTAGAAAATCCTTGACTCCAGAATAATTTCCATCGATTGATACGTCGTACTCACGTCCACGCATTATCGATGGTGCACCAAGCTCTTTCGAGGCGACGTGTGCCATCCAGTGACCAAGTGGACTTTGAGAGTCATTAAGCCAGCTCCTCCAATAAGCTCGAAAGTTTTCCTTTGCGTCATCGAAGTTAGCTTCCGTGCCCATTAAATGACGAGCCCGAGCTTCCATCAATGATTCCATTACAGGCTGCAAGCCTTGAATATCCTTAGAAGCAGCAGCCCTTCCGCCGTGACGAATATCATTCAAGTCAATCTTGCCTTGGCTTTTAGCCCAAAAGTCGCGGGCCTCAAGTTCTCTAAAATCGATTGACTGAGCTGCTCGTTCCGAAAGAGCCAAAATTAGATTGATTTCGTTCTCTTTTGAGATTCCAAAGCGAGCCCAGTGCCCGTCGGCTATGCTGCGCTCTACCGTGTCGAGAAAAACATCGCCCAAGCTTTTGTCTTTATAGTCCTCAGCAATTCCGCTGCTCACCAGCTCGAAAGCGTTCTGGTAGTAGCTCTCGAGGCCGTTGCTGATTCCTTGCTTGTGCCTACCCCAGAACGACAATCCTAAATCAAACTCTCGAGTAAGCTTGTCTGTTGCCGCTGTCGACATCCTCGAAACGTTACTCGCAATAGCATTCGTGCCAATGGCACGCAATTCGTATTCCTTGTCGCCGCGGTGCCTCCACCACTGACTCAAGTCAACTTCCGAGCGGCCTGCCAAGTAGTCCTCGAGCCAATCAAAGAACTCGTCGCTAAGAGCGGTTGCGTTATCTGGCTTTGCGGTTGACGTGCCGCACTCGCCCGCCGACGACGAGCCGCCGGGATTGCCGGGTCCTCCTTGACCGCCGCAATGCCCGTGGTTGCCGGAACCCGGCCCACCCTTGATTAAGCCCAGCCAATGACTAGAAGATTTTAAGGTCGTCACTCTTCTCGCCCTTGTCTTTCTTCGCTGAGCCGTCGTCGTTCAAAGGAAAAATCTCTTCGTCGCAGTCAACGAAAAATCCGCTTTCTCGTGCGAGCTTGTCCAGTCCGTCTTGGTACTTTTGCTCCTCAGCTCGAAACGCCTCATAAGCCTCATCGACAAGCGGGTCTTTTTCTTTCGCCATTACTTGTTACCTCCCCAAATTCGTGTTCCAACCAACGCCCCACGCTTTACCCGTGGTGCAACGCTTTGCCTGTTCGCAACAGTTGCAGCGGCAAAATCTCGCAACTGCTTTCGGTCCACTTGAATCGCCTCTTTCGGAAACTCACTAACAAGCTTCGGCTTGCCTTTCGTCGAATCAATAAACACGAACTTTGCTGCAGGGTTATTCTTGTTTTGGTTGTAAAAATTGTAATGATTCTTTCCGCCAATTCCATAAGAATCAGCAAAAACAGAAGCGTCGACCATCCGGCCGTCCGAAGGGTCGTTTGCACGCTTCACCACCCCGCGTTCCGGGTCGGCCCAAGAAACGTACGGGTCGGCGTGAACGAAAACGTACGTGACCTTGTGCCCGTGCTTTTCAGCAAGGCTTTGAATCCACGGGTTCTCAGTTGCGTTCTGGTCTCCAGCTGAATCCCAGACAGCTCCAGCTGCCCCGGCGAGCGGTGCAACTTCGGGGACGTTTTTCTGAGCGTAGCCTTTGCCGGCCCCGCAACCGCCAACAGTAACGAGAATGTCGCTTCCGGCAGGCAATGACGCGACGTGCTTCTCAAACGCCCGCTTCGCAATCGCGTTGGCTGTTTGGTGAAGCGACAGATTATAGCGGGCTCGCTTCTCTGCACGCTTGTCGAGGTCCGAATCGTTCCAAGCTGAGCTGAGTTTTTTCGCTGCGTCAGTCTCGAACGTGTTTGGCTTATCCGAGTTCTTGACCATTTCCGCGTAAGCGTTCGCCATTTCATCAGGAAAGCTTTCGAAGGTCCGGGCGAACCGCTCTTCAACGTGCCGCTCCTCTTGGTTGAGGTTCGGGAGCCGCGGAACTTCCGGAGGAGGAGGAACAGCCATCGCCGGCACGCCAACACGAGCCGCGTCTGTAACGCCGTTTCCGTCTCCGTCTTGCTCTACGAACGGATTGTACTCTCCAGCTCCGGTTGGCGAAGGTACAGCTTTCTCCTGACGGATGCCGTTTGTTGCCATTTCCACCTGACGCTTCATCCAAGCATCACGCTCTTCAGCGGTCTGGATTTCAAAGACTTCGCCAGTCTTGATGTCGTATCCCGCGAGCTGGCCCTTTTCTTTTCCAGCTGCGATTGCCTCCGCTTTAGAGTCGAATACTTTTGTTGCATCTAGATAGACCTTGCCGTCGCCTTGGGCGTTATGCCATCCGCCAACGTACACGCTGTCATCATTCGCCCAAGCATCTTTGGTTGAGTCGCGATACTTCTCAACCGTCTCCATGCTAACCTTATCCATGTCAACCACCCGCTCTTGCTCGGGAAAGATTGACACGGCAAAGCCTTCGGTCGGGGTCTTGCCGGTCTTCGGGTGATACGTGAAGCCGCCGGTATTTCGCAGCGTCTCAATCGGGTTCGTCTCGGTGTGCCAAGCGTTCTTGCCGTCAGGCTTATCGCCCTGAGCCGCGGAAGAGCCGCCGGCAGTCGCCGCAACAGCTTCCCCGGTCGCACAGGTATTGCCGGGCTGGAAACCGCCGCCACCTTGAGCGTTGGCCCCGCAGTCGGATTTCGGCTCGTCAGGAGTGGCCTTTACAAACCTACCGCTGGGGCGAAACGCCCGGGGGGGAACGCTTTTTAGCTTTGGTTCGGTCTTGGAGTCAGACTTGTACATCTGCACAAGCTTATCCAGCAACCCGTCAAATTGGCTGTCGCTCATCGTCCAGAGAGCCACTTCAATGCTGGGTGATTCGTTTCGTTCTTCGCTCATATTTTAGCTCCTCATCCTGCAACTGTACGCCGCAAACAGGTTAAGTCTACAGGCTATTCGTCGCCGGTTCCCTCTTCTTCGAGTTCTTTTTTGGTTTTTACCCGGATTCCGTTTAATCGCAGTTTTTCAAGTGCCATCGCATAGCTATTCTCGCCGCCTCGCTTATTGCCGACTCCTGCGTCGTACCAAGCCTTTTTCTCGACCATCCAAGCCGACGCCTGAACCTCCCTCACCGTTTTCGTGTTCCCGCGGGTGGCTAGAATTTCCACGGCCGTCTCGGCTGCGAGCTGGTTTGCGAATCTTTCGAGTGCACCGCCCGGGCTGTCGACTACGGTCGTAATTTTCTTCATCGCGGTGTTGAGCTTTGTGGTGAAGTCGTTTCTTTTGATGATTGGGTTTTTCGATTCCTTACCAGACGAAACGTGAGCTTGGGCAAGCTTATTCAGCCCTACGTACTCACTGTCAGTTAAGTCATCCCCGGCAGCAACTCGCTTGGCTGCGGAAATCATATCACGGGCACTCATGCCGGAAATTTTAACGTGCTCAGCAGTTGGCTTGTCCTTTGCTTCTGTCACAGCAACCCAAGTATTTGTGATTTGCTCTTCAGTAAATCCAATCTGCCCGGTAAGCCGGCCCCACGTTCTAACGTTCCATCGGTCTTGAGTAAGAACTCCCGGCAACTCTCCGAGATTTCCGTGGAACGCACCAATCTTTGGACCGAAGATAAACGAAATCGGCACGTATTGGTCAGCGAACGCACCGGGGTTGAATTTGTCTTTTGCGTCTGCTTTTACGATTCCCATCTCGGCCATTATGCCATGCAAGTCCCTAGCGAGAACTTGCTTATTCAGGAAGTCGTATGTCTTGGCAAAATCACCATCGAAGTGTGCGGCGACTTTTTTGTACTTCTCTATGTTTTTTGCAATTGCAATTCCAGCCTTACCTGCAATCAATTGACGACACGTTCTCCCCTCGGGAAGTTCTCCGTGCTCGGTGTAGTGGTCGTAAATCTTTTGCGTTGATACAAGGTTGTCCTCTGGTGCACCCTCCTGAGACGTCATCGCTAGAATGCCGACAAAGAGCTTTGCCCCTCCGTCGGTCTTTAGCAGTTCTCTGGACGCCGGGGAGAAATTAAATTTGCCTTTCTCCTCAGACAATTCGTCGCGGATGCCCTTAATCTCCGAGTACCATAATGCCCACTCTGGATTGTGCTTGTCGGCTTTCTCAACCATGTCGGCTAAAGCAACCGCAGCACGCTCTACGTTTTCCTTGCTTATTACAGTAGACATCCGGTCTGGGTTGTCTTTTGATGGATTCGGCACTTCCACAAGGAAAGGACGTGCCGGCCCGCCGTAGGCCTCATCTAGCTTTTTAGCATAATCAACCAAGTCGATGTCTTTACCGACACCCTTTCGGGTAAAACCGTTTTCCTTATTCCACTTGTTGATGTCTGCCGTAGGAGCGTGATTCCACTCTTTGCCGTCGCTCTTGCTGGCGTCGATTTTTATTCCGCTCGTTCCAGCGTACTCTTTTGAGTCCGGGTGAACCTCGAGTGTTCCGGGGTTTTCTAAGTCGACAAGCTTCCCGCCTTTTTTAGGTGCCGTCTCTTTCTTTGCCGACGGCTTTTTGGTTGCTGGTTTCTTTTTCCCCGTCCCGCACTCGTCTGCAGGCTTCGAGCCACCCGGATTTCCTTCGCCTCCGTCTCCACCGCAGTGCCCGAAGTTTCCAGAGCCAGCTCCGCCCTTGGCGTAGTCGTACCACCGGGCCCACTTCTTGCCGTGCGACTTCACGAAGCCGTTGAAGTATTGCTTGACGAGCCAGCTTGCACCGGACCCGCCAGACTCGTCGTAGTTGTCGATGTACTCTCGAAGCTTTTCCGCGTGCTCACGCTTAGCAACGATATAGTTTGCGGAGCGGTTGCTGCCTCCGCCAGTAACGACTGCTACATACTTTCCGTCGACCTGAGCGAGCGTTTGCGTCAGCTTGTCGTAAAGCTCTTGCCTGTTCGGCTCGATTGCAGTGTATGCTATGGCATCGATGTCTTCGTTTTGCATTCTCGCAAGCAATGCAGAAGACACTCCGCGAAACACCTCGAACTGCTCCCCTCGGCCTTGGCCGGTGATTTCAATGCTTCCCTTTTTGTCGGTGAATATCATATTCTCGACCTTGCCGCTAATCCCGTGGTCAGCGTACAGCTCGTCATTTACTTCTAAGTGGAATTCATTTCCACTGCGAGTGACAAGCTTGAGCTTCGAGCCATCGTCAGATGAATGCCAAGTGTTCGGCTCCATTGAGCCCCAGCCTACACTTTCGCCCTTTGCTTCTGCGACTCGCTCGTCGAGGTAGTCGTTGATGTAATTCGACACCCACTCTGAACGAACAGAGTCCATTGCACTTTCGTATTTTTCCGCAGCGTTGCGAGCCTCGAGCTTTAAGTCGTCGAAAACTTCTTCAGCTCGAGCCGTCAACTCGGAAAGCTTTTCCTCGTCATCGCCAGCCTCGGCTTTAATCGCGTCTTCGAAGTCGCTTTCATTGTTTTCCCAAAATCGTTCAACAGACCTTTCTGCTGAGATTGACTCGGTGAACTCGTCCCCGAACGTCTCAAGGAAGCTGTCTATTTCGGTGCGGATATCGCGAGGCAAGTCGCTGTAGCTATTGAGGCTCTCCCTCATGTTTTCGGTAACGCTTGAAGCGATTTCCGGTGCGTGCTCGTAATCCGGAAACTCACCTTCCGCTTCGAGCTCGAGGTCTTCTCGGATTTTATCTTCGTCTACTGGCACACCGCCGTCTGCAAACGAAACTTTCGCCGCTCGTTCTTTGATGTCCTTGGTGAGCTTGTTTTCTTTGTACTGCGTGCCGTCGACCGGCTCTGGTGCAACTCGGCTCGTTTTTTCTTTCGGTGCTGCGGCCGGGCTCTCAGTGCTCTGTGCCGGCGGAGTTGGTGACGGAGGCGAGGCTGTTGGGTCTGCCAGTGCGTTCACTGCAATTCGTGCCGCGTCTCCGGGCTCAAACCGAGCCCAGTTTCCACCCTGCGAAGCTCGCATCAGGTTGATTGATTGGACAATCTGAGTCTCATTCAGGCCTTGAGCTGCGAGCGTGCTGGCGAGCCACTTTGCCCCGTCCTCGTTTTCTGCAGAGTAGTTTCCAACTGCCTGCGTGATAAGTGTCCGTGTTCGGTAGCTTGCCTCTCCACCTGAACCAAGCGTGTCCAAGTGTGCCTGAGCTTCCTCGGCAGAGATTCCGTAAAAGTTATCGGTGGCAAGTGCACGAGCTCGGGCCGCGTCTCCCCGTCCGGAGTATGCGGCAATTGCGGCGTTTCGTTCTTCCGCGAAAAAATCTTGGTAGCGAGCCTGCAACGAACTGCCCGTCGGAACCCAGCCGCGGTCCTCGAGAAACTTCCGCTCCCGGTCGTTTGCCGTCGGCCCGTTCCCGAGCTCGCTTTCTCGGTCAGTCCCGATACGCTCTGAGACGTACTGGAATGCCTCTTCCGATAGGATTCTCCGCTGGCGTGGGTCAATTCCGTAAGCGTGCGGATTTGCCGCCGAGAACCGCCCGGGCTTTTGCTGTGCCTGAACGGCCTCTGCCGGCTGGGCCTGTGGGGCTGCTGGAGGGGCCTGTTGGGCCGCTGGAGGCGTTTGCGTCGCTGGGGCGGCTTGTGGCTGGGCTGGCGTGTTGCCGCATTCCTCGGCTGGCCTAGAGCCTCCCGGCTCGCCGTCGTCCGGAGTCCCGCCACAGTGGCCGTGATTTCCTGAGCCGGGCCCGCCCTTCACGATTCCGTACTTCTCGAGCTCTTTGGCGAATGCCTTTGCAATCTGGGAAGCGAGCCGCGGCTTTCCGCCCTGCATTGCCCGCCCAAACGGCTGCTTGGTCGGCTTGGTCATCATCGCTGCAGCGTCTTCAGGGTTTGTCCCCTGAGGCATCGGCATTCCATCCGGGCCGACAGGCTGTCCGTCTGGCCCAACCATCCCGGGCATTGCCGCGGGAGCCGCAGCAGCACCGCAAATTTCCTCGTCACGCTCGTCTCCAAACGGCTCGCGACCGCGAAGCTTTCGAAGCTCGCCCTTCGTCAGCACGCCAGCCGTGATGTCGGTCTGGATTTGCTTTTCGATGAGGTCTTCGTCGTTGAACTTTTTCGCCGTGTAGCAGATTTCGACTTCCCGTCCCTCGTCCTCTGAGTAGAGGGCAGAGTCCTCGTCTCCGAGCACTTTCAGAATCGGCTGTACCGAGAGCTCGATGAACTGCAGGAGCGGAGCATAGAGCCCCTCGCGTCCTGTCGGGCTAGTCAAGCCAACCGCCGCCAAAGGGACACCGTGAATCGCGAGTTGTGCGTCCCGGAGTTGCGTAAAGCCATCCCCGTAAGCCATATCCTTTGGAGCTGTGGTCAGCGGGGTAATCGTCTTGGCAGGGGTGACGAACATCGCTTTCCCGTGCTTGTCCACCCCGGCGTATCGCTCGTTGAAGATTGCTTCACCGCGGCGAATGCTGGTCTCGTCAACCTCTCCATCCAGACCGATAACCACCGACGGGTCCGGACCGTTTTTCAGGTGGTTGTGCCGGCTCTTGTCGACCATTTCGCTTGTGTCAGTCCAGAGAGCCGACGCGGAGATTGGCGACTGACCGTCGTCTTTGTATTTCGGGTGCGGAAACTTGATAACCTGCACGTCTTCAGCTGGGATGGTCTTTCCGAATGCAGCCTCAAGCGAGCCTGTCATGTAGAAGCCAGCTTCGTTGGCGTACCGGGCCCCTTCCGGCAGAACATACCATCCGCCCCGCGGAAGCTCGCGAGAAGGTGGGCGTGGTTGTGCAAGGCAAGTCGGGATGACATATCGCTCGATAATCTTCCCAGTGAGCTTGCTGCGAACGTTCCAAGTGATTGCCCGGCCTGTGAGGCAAAGCTGAATTGCACGCTCGCCGTTGAACGCCGAAAGAGTTTGAGCCGGGTTCGGACGCTTCAGCCGCTTCATCACTGGGTCGAAGTGAGGCATGACAACCATGCTCTCTTGCTGCTCGTTTACGCCCTTCGTGAAGCCTCCGGGCATTTGCGGAACAGGCTGCTGGCCGTCCATAACTGGAGCTGGCGGTGCTGCTTGCGGTTTCTGTAGACTCGGAACAACCAACCGACGCTCGTACACTTCAACGCCGGCCTGAATGACCTGCTTGTACACTGCGTTGATTGCGATGTAATGCCAGCCGGCGTACTTCTCGGTTTCCGCTGCGTGGTCGCTTGACCATCCGCCCGGGAGCACGCCCGCCATTGCGGAACGGAGGCCAGTAAGGTTCATCGCTGGCATCGACTTGACGTTATCTGCAGTCTGAGGCGAGCTGGACTTATTGCGGCTGTCCATTTCAGCCATCACGGCGGCGATTTGACTTGCACTTGGCATGTTCGTCCTAAGCTACATAGACAGTTTTTTCTTGGGTCAGTGCCTTATACGCACCTGACAGGGCATCGACTTGGTCGTCGTGCTGTGCATTAGGAAACATAATCAATTCGTCGATAAATTCGCGAGTCCAATGCCCTTTCCTGAGGCGAAGTCGCCCAACCCCTGCCACACTGGCGATACCGTCAATGGAATTCACGCGGGCCATTTTGCTGTCTTTCGAGCGTATCCCGCGGAAGTTGTGGCCGGTCAGCATCCTGCCCATCGAATCAATCAGCGACTCACCGCTGGCCCCGGGCTCTTTTTCCATGCGGATTTTGACGTTGTATCCGTCAAGCTGGGCGACCTGTTTAATGATGCGGTCGCGTTCGTAAGGGGCCCATCGACCGCGAACAATATCCATGACGTAGAAATTCCCGTCGTCACAGAGCGAAAGCATCAGCCCGACAGTGAAGTCAGAGTCCGAATTTTTTGTTGCGGCCAAGTCCCAGAACCTGCAGGACTTCACCACCTGAGGGAAGACGTCGTAAAACTGGTTGAAGAATTCGAGCTTAAAGAGCCCGCCTTCCGCCGGCGTCGGCCTTTGCTGATAAAGAGCGGACCACCAGAACGGCCCGACAGTCCCGCGGATGTTTTCGAGTTGCGGGAGTGCAATGCGGTCAGGCCAAAGCGGCTCGCCCGGGGCCCGGCCCAAAACGTCATGCTCTTCCGCGATTGCCGGGAAGCTTACCACCTCCCACGGTTCGACGTTCGCTAGCTCTCGGATAATCCGGCCGGCGAGGTCATCCATGTGCCATCTGGTCTGTACGACAACCATCACCCCTCCGGGCTCAAGTCGGCTGTACGCCGTGGACCGAAACCAGTCCCAGTTTTTGTTTCGAAGCGTTTCGCTTTGTGCTTCCTCGGAGTTTTTGATTGGGTCATCGATGATGAACAAGTGAGCACCGCGACCGGTAATTGGACCGCGAGCACCTGCCGTCTTCACCCCGCCTCTATGCCCGTCGATTTTCCAGAACGAGCTCGACTTCTTCGTGGGGTCGACTCGCACTCCGAGATAGTTTTCGTCGTTGGCGATTAGGTCTCGAGCCTTTCCGCCGAACTCCGCAGCAAACTCTGCTTCGTAGCTTGTGAGGATGACTTGATTGTCCGGGAACATTCCGACGTACCACGCTGGCAAGTGCTCTGAAATATAAAAGCTCTTGCCGTGCCGCGGTGGCATTGAAACAACGATACGCTTCGAGCCCATCCCGTTCAACGCTCGGACGATAAGGTCATCCAAGTATGCGATGTGCCGCGGTATCTTAAATTTGCCTTCGGTTCGTTTTCGTGCCCACAGCGCAGGGCTTGCGATGTCAGCTCCTAGCATTTCATTTCCGCGTAGTTGTAGAATTTGTTGACTAAGACTTTCAAGTCGGCCTCGCTCTCTCCGACGAGCTTCCAGTATCCATCGGGGAGAATCTTTTGAATTGCCCTGACCTCTCTGCCTGTGGAGTTACTGTAACCAGTAATCACGATTACAAAAAAGTCATCCACTTGAGCGAGCTTGGAGAGAAGAATCTGCTGACCCTTCGACATCGACTCTCCGCCGTGCTTCCATTCCATCCACAGAAAGCACCCGTTGCGTTCGATGACGCCATCGATATTCGACGGCATTGCCTTTGGGTTCTCCTCAATCCAGCCGGCCATAAATCCATAATCTACGTGCTCAGCTTTTCGGTTTCTCATCGCGTGCATTTTGTGTTCCTATAAAAAAACCCGGCTGTTACACCGGGTACGGAATGCCGCCTGCTCCGTCGCAGTGGGTTCAGACTGTTTGACCGGGACTACTAGGTCTCACAGTTCGTCGGCGTGACTTCAACAGCAATGAGCCTTACAACCCCGCGCCTTTCTTCGCTCACTAAAACCCTGTCACACTCTTCCTTGCTTCGGTACAGGGCGCCTATTGAATTGTCCTTGTACAGGTTTGCGTACCCGAGTTCTGCAGACTGAATACCGGCAGAAGCCTCGAGCATTTTATCAGCAAAGACGTACGAGATACGAACAACCTCTTCGAAGTCGAGCGAATCGTAAGCGTTCCGCATGAGGTCTTGATAGACTGTCGGTGCAATCGAAATTGCGAACTGGTCCCTGAGATTCATTTCACCCTCTTTTCAATTGCCTTGACTTTCGGATATAGCGAAGCGTAGGTGATAAAGATTTCCTTGGCCTCTTTCAATCCTGCGAATTTCCTGTGCTCGAAGTCCGCATTCTCTTTTGAGATTCGCAAGATATGAGCCTCGTCAATCTCCTCTCCGTAATGTTCTTCCCAGAGAAGTGCGTACGCCGCACACTGTAACAAGTAGTCGGCGTAAATAGCGTTCGAAGTCTTCCAGTCGAGAATAATCCGCCGGCCGCTCATCGCTGCACCGTCTAGTGTTCCGCCGAATTGATATCGTTCGGACACGAGACTGATTTCAGTGTGAGTCACCTCAACGTTGAACCCAACACGCCACGCCAGAAACTGGTCGTAAGCGTTGCGAGCTTTCTCTACAATGTCTAAGCTGACAGGCCCGGCCGGCGAGAGCTGCTTGCCGTGAATTGTATCTTCAATCCATTGATGGGCAATCGTCCCTGCAGAACAAGCCTGCTCCTTGACTTCGTTCATGCTGATTCCGTCACGGCCGCAATTCCAAGCCCAATACAAAAGCCCTCCAGACTCTTTGAACCGGCCAAGAATTGTCGTTACGCTCGGAAGCCTCTCGCCCTTTTTGTTCTTATACGGTACCGTCGGCATCTTCGTCTTTCGAGTGTCGCTCGGAGTATTTCTGAACCGAAGCACCGATAACGACAAGTAGCATTCCAGAGAAAAACAACAGCAATGCAATTGCGAACGGAGCCCAGAACGGCAGCGTGATTGCCCACCACGGCCAGTCGGTCGCACCTGCAGCTTTCAGGATTACAAGTGAAATACCAAGCAGCCAAGCGAACCCGGTAATCCCCGGGCCGTCGAACTGTTCCTTAGCCATCATTCACCTCGGCCTGTTCGGCTGCTTTCGCGTTCGCTTCAAGTTGCCGCCCGTAAATTCGCTTGGCAAGCACCTTGCTTCGGCGGTTGAATCGCTCGTTCTCTTTGTCGAGCTTGCGGCAGATTTCCCGAAGGTCATCTGCGGAGAGCCCCATAAACCGAAGCTCGCCCTCGACAATCGAGAACTCACCTACCAACAGGTCCAGAAGTTCCTTCCGGCCCCTCTTGTTTTGCTGGTATCGGATTGGCTTCGTCACGCCGCTTTGCTGTAGTTCCCTCGAGTGCTGATAAATCTTCACTTTCTTCTCTCACTGCTTCCTGTAGTTCTTTGAAGTCAACACTGCCATCATTAGCCTCGGGCTCATTTCCGTCAAGCTGCCTGAGGAATGAAATATACTTCGGGTCCATCATCAGCTGCTTTGCAACCTCTTTCGGGTCCTGCTTCGGGCCTTCGCCGTGCAGGTGCAGGTGATTCCCTCCCGGGCCCGAATCTCCTCGGACGTTCAAGGCATCTGCCATTAGCAGCACCTTCATCGCCGCAAGCTTAGTGCGAGGTGACTTTGCAAACTTCATCACCTCTTGAGCGAGCTCAATCATTTCCTGACGCTTCTCTGGTGTAATCGGCCAACGTTCGCTCATGGCTTTTGATATTGTTGTCATGTCTGTTGCCCGGACATCTTTGACTCTATCTGGGATTGATTCGTCCGGTATATCATCCCACCACCAATTCACAGGAACGATGATTTTCCTCCCGGTCTCGTCCCGGGTCGCTTCTCCGTCGCTTGGTTCGACATAGTAGTCAAGCTTATCAAAATCCTCTATCACGCCGCAAACCTCTAGTCAAACGGACAGTCTTGAGGCAACAGCGACATGTCTGTCGTTTCCAGTAAATAAGCCCTCGCCGCCCTAATGCACTTTAGCATATCTCGGGTATGTTTCTTGCTCTCGACTATCCCGGAAATGAAAACAATGTACTCTCGGGGGCAGTCGCCGATTCGGTTCCCGCGGTATTTACCAAACGTCATTTGAACCAGCCCTGACGGTGCCTCCTTGGCGACCTCGGGCAGCTCACTATTCTCGGTGCTCGCGAAAGCCAATATCGCTTCAGCAAACTCTTCGGCGTCGTCTTTGCTTATCGCACCATTTGCCGCACGTATTGCCCTGACGAGCTTTTTCCTGACCGAGTTTTCGGTTGACATTGTCAGCTCCACTGCCAGTATTCCGAGTCCATCAGTTCGTGTCCGGTATTGAGCTTGTCGCCATTCCTTTGAAACCTGATGCGGTAAATATTCGGCGGGCTCTCTGTTGCGTCGTCCCTGACTCCAAACGCTTCATTCCTTCTCTGTTGAGTCCATCCGTTCTGTATCTCCCGGCAAGCTTCAACAATTTCGCTTGGCGTCGGGTCTGGTCTGCGTTCGTGGTTTTTCATTTCTCCCTCCATGCAACCAAAATCAGTTGCTTTCCTAATCGCTACCGTTTCCGGTTGCTCCCTGTGCCTCTCGCCAGTCGGCGTAACGTGTCAGCCAGTCAGCTAGTTGGCGGATTTCTTGGTTGCCACTTAGAACGATTGTTTCTCTACCGCGACCGCCACCAATTTGAACCAGACAGCAATCTGATAGGGCAGCACTTGCAGCAAGCTGCCCGTTGCGGTCATCCACCACCATCGCCTCCGGCTTGGCCGGAATGCGGCGGCGAACGGCGTGGAAATCGGATGCTTTCCAAAGGTAGTGCATCGGTGAAACTGGATGCCATTCTCCGTCTGTTAGCCCGTAACGCTCGTCGGCTAATGCTCTAACGCGTTCATCTGGCCCCAGCAACCGCCATCCATCGCCAGCTTGTATCTCGCTCATTCGCTCACCTCCACCCAACACTTTTCGCATAACGGCTCGCCATCGACGGAAAGAATCTCATCTTCCTCGCAGCGTCCAGTTGGCTCGCTGCAAACCGAACACAGTTGGAGCGTGCCGGGATAGTTCGCGGCGTTCCATCGTTCATGCTCTGACTGGTTCATTGCCTTTCGTTCTCCACCCGGCCATGTGTTAGTCATTCGCTCGCCTCCTTTGCTGTTTCAAAACCCCACCTCGCCCGACGCTGCTAAGCAACCGGCAGCGGCAAAGATTACGCCGCCGACCCACACAGGTGCGAGGATGGGTTAATGGTTCGGGCAGGAATCGAACCTGCTCGCTTGTACTTCGCTCACTGA